AGTAAGAAACCTGGTACCCGAAATAAAAACTTCAATAGGCCTGCTATACGGACCGGCCGATGGATTAAGCAATATTTTATTATCGGAATATATCCATGCCGAAACTGCCTGGAGTAATTTCCGCAAAACAGGCAAGTTTCATTTTGCGGTAAGGCTTTTTGCTATTCTTTACCGCCCGGGAGCGGCAGGCATTAACACCAAATCGCCCGAGTACAATGGCGACCGCCGCGAACCTTTCAATGATTTCCTGTTATCGGAACGTACAGCTGCACTTATCAATACTAACCGTGGCAGTATTGCCATTGTAGTGCTATGGTACGAAGCCTGCAGAGAGTTTATTAACGCCAAATGGCCCGAAGTATTTGAAGGTGGCGAATCGTCAACAGGTAAAACCGATGCATTTACCGGCTTTATGAAAATGGTAAACAGCCTGGCCGA